TGAATGTCTTTTGTATGCTGAAAGACATTGGTAGAGGTGATAATGTCGGCCTTGGGAAGATCAAGATGGTCTCCCCAAAAATCATTCACAAAACGAATGTTGGCATCTTCATTGTCTTGCTTAAACGTGGCACTTGCGTCTACATTGATAAGCGTCAGCGCTTCCGTTGAATTACATTGAAAAGCTTTCAGTAATGCACCATCATTGCCGCCAATGTCAATGATCGTATCGTGGCGTAAATGCTTGATACTATCAAACAGGGCTTTGCAGTGTTCCGTATAAGGCTTGCTCGTGCTAGAGCGATACAAATAGTTGCCATACAAAATCTGCGGATCAACGGCATAGTCCAAATGGATGGTCAAATCGTCCTCAACGACTGCTCGTAGCGGAAACTTTTCCGCCAATAGCGACGACACTTCAGAATCACAAAGATTGTTGACCAGCGGCTGTTTGCCAAGATCCAGGAGATGATGAGTCATGGGATGAAACACATGGGAGCGCAGCTAATGGGCATATCATCAAACAATTTGTCTCGATGCAAGATGATGCCAGTCAGCAGTCGTTCACTAAGGAATGCCATTGCCCGCTGATCATAGCCCGACAGGCTTTGAATTTCCTCTTTGTTGTCGTTCCAAATGGGCCACAGGCAATCAAACAGTACGTTCATCAGCGTTTTGTAGTGCTTTCGTGGTCCCCTTGCCATAGGACCACCAAAGAAACGAGGCTGTTGCCAAACGGCAGACATCTCTGCCACCGAGAAAGGCAGCTTCCCCTGCTCTGCTGCTTCCATCGTCATCTCAATGCCGCGAAAGCTATGGCCGCCCCTGAACTGTTCGGCTAGCGAACAAGGAAACATGCAAGTTTCTGGCACGTACAGCACAGTGGCGTCCGACTGGTTAATGGCTTCATTGTGCCAATATCGACGATATTGAGCATTGCCAACAATGGGGCAATCAGTATTATGCAGCAGCCAGTACACGCCCGTCAACTCTCCCCACCATGGATTGAGCGACGAAATGTTGGCGCCTTCATCATCAAAAAGCCAGCCCTGGTCCTTTAACGCTTGACGCTCTTCATTAGAAAGGGCGATGGAATGAGCGCATAATGGCTTGATCGTTGCCACCGACTCATACTTGATTGGCTTGTTTTTAATGCCAATGGCATAGATAGTTAGATCACTGGCTTGCATAAACCTTCCTCTGTGCCCACAGTTCGTTGTAATTGTTCACGCCTTTAGCGCCTACTCCCGTGAGATCGCCACCACCAGAGGGCTTGCTCCAAGCCATGATCGTACCATCAGGCAGCACAAAGGCACGATTCTTTTGCTCGTAGGTGGGAGTTAGTTCCAGGTAGTCGCCATAAATGAAGGCAGGATTGCCACCATGCGCAGCCAAGGCTTGTCCTAACAGTGTCGGTCCCGTAGGACACAATGGCGTGATGCCATAGTATTGCTGCTGACAATTCTTCACAATCATTTCAATGGCAGTAAATAAAGCTGCATTGCCCGGCCTTGAATAGAGCACTGTCGTGGCACATGCCCAGGAGGTAAAGCTAAAGCGCTGAATGTCGCGAAAGGCTAGGAAGCTTGCTTGATCGCCAATCTCCACTCCATTGACCACCCTTACAGCAATGTCCATATACCAGCCGCCAAGCTGATACAAAAGACAAAAACGTCCCAGATCAGCCTTGTACGAATAGGGCTGAAGACAGTCATAGGCCCACAGCACTTTGCTATCAAAATGATCAGCGATGAACTTGCGTAAGGTTTGCTTGTCATAAATCACATGGTCAAGCGCGGGGAAACATTCATCAATGGTGCCAGTGGCAAACTTGAGAAACGGAGAAAGCTCTGTGTCTGTATCAGAAAGAAAGATTTGAGAAACTTGCATGATGATCAGCCAATACGAGCGGGAGTGCCAAAGCCTTTGAACTTGGGCTCTTGAGGCATTTCAGCAATAGTATTTTCAACGATGGTGAGCATCTGCTTCTGGATGTAAGGCCAAGTGAACTGCTCTTCATGGATGCGAGTGCGGCACCATTCGCCATCACGCGCCAGAAGCTCACGGTCGTAGTAGTAGGCATTCAGACGTTCAGCAAGGCTTGCGGGCTCCGGCAGCATACGCTCTAGGCCATAATTCCTGTCAGTTTCGGAGCCGTGGCATTCAATGCGAGCCACTTCGTTGAAGATTTCTTTCAGGCTTGTGTGATCAGGAACAATTTGCGCAGTGCCAGTGGCAGCATGTTCAGTGTTGACAAGCCCCCAGCCTTCGCCAATGCAAGTGTTTACGCCCACATCAACAGCGTTATACACTTGGTTCAATTGCTCAATGGTGAGGCAATTATGAACGGAAAAGTTGGGGCTAGTAAGAATAAGCTTGCTTGTAGGGTCGTAATCAGCATCACGCGCCACACGCTTAAACAAGGGAATTAAGTCCCATCCCATGTCCTTCTTGCCCATATTGAGCCACAGACGAGCATCGGGCTTATCCTTGGCAAATTCAACAAACCCTTTAATGGTCAGGTCAATGCGCTTACGCGGCTGATTCCTGTTGCCATTGAACACCACAAAAGCATCTTCCGGCACACCAAGCAGTTTGCGACATTCTGCTTTATCGAGCGGAAAGAACTTAGAGAAATCAGTGCCATGGCCAACAATGTGAATGGGGCGCTCGTAGCCAATTTTCCGAATTTCTTCAGCTCCAAAATGCGTGTAGACGATCAAGCTGTCCCATTTCTCAATGGCTTCCAGGAGATTGGGGAACAGTCCGTAGGAATCAATGGGGGTGTAAACGATTGTCTTGAAGCCGATTGTTTTACGCAGCTCTTCCACTTGATCCAGCAGGTTGATGGCCACCCAAATATCATTGACGACAAAGATGATTTCAGGCTTGATCTGCTGCACTAGCTCAACCATGCGATGGCTGCCAAATGGATCGGTGCCATAAGCCATGGCAGGATACATTTTGCAATGTTGCTGCATTGCATTAGGATCGCCGTGATGATTTACGCAAAGTGCATGTACTTCATGCTCTTTAGCAAGGGTTGAAATGAGGTATTCAGCTACGCGACCAAAGCCAGTTTGCACACCAACGTCGCCGCAATAAAGAATCCGTGCCACACGATTGAGAAAAACTCAGTCGATAATAGGACACACTTTCAAACTGGCACTGTCGGTGCTTGCTGCCTAAAGTATTCAATGCTGCACCGGCATCGAGCCCGGCAAGCACAGCGCTGTCCCGGCAGAGGCAGACTGCCAATGGGCACAATCCCTCTAGCTGCATAATCCATGCAATCTTGGCAATGCTGCGCCTGGACATCAAGCTTACGCCGCATCAAAGAGAAGCCCCTTTGTTGCTCCCGCATCTCCGAACCCTGCCAGTAAGATCCTCTAACGCTTTGAGCATAAAGCCCGATACGAGCCAAAGCCATGGGAGCAGAAACGCGCCCATCCAGAAGATCACGAACAAAGCCCTGTAGGTAAGCATATTCCAAACGGAGCCTTTGGCCAATGCGTCCAAATTCAGCACTGCCCATCTTTTCCTTTCCGCCATAGCCAATGATTGCTGCTTGAATGTGAGCGCTTTTGATTGCTTCACGCACACTACCCTGCCATTGTTCAAGCGTGATACTGCCATTGCTCAACATGCGCGTATAGCGCCGAAGATTGACATCAAGCCGATCAATGCGTGCATCAACTAGCTTTGCCACAGACGCTTTGCTCAAGAAACGCCCCCTTTCATCGCGATAACGTCCAGACTTTTGATCATAAGACCATGCAGCATCAAACCTGGATGATAGTACAGCATGAGAAAGCAAGGAAATATCATTGATCATTGTCGGCTTCCAGGATTTCTTTGAACTGAGCCGGCGCTTCTTCTTTCCATTCCGCCATGGCCTTTTCAATGTCCTCATCGGAGATGAAAGCCGCTTCGTCCACTTGACCAAGCATTAGCCCATTGGCTTGCATGGCATTGATGGCATCCTCTTTGAAATAGGAAGCTTGCTCTTTTTTGCCGCTAAATGCTCCTTCCATGGAACCATGCTTGCGCTTATACAGTTCCTTGTACTTACGACTGACATAGGCACCAGCCACTGCACTAGGCCACACTTTGAACTTAGCCTTGGCGGCTGCAATAGCTTGCTGGTGAAGTTCTTTGTCCTTGA